TAGCGTTTGGTGCAAGAACTTCTCGATAAGCTGCTAATTGAGTGATATGCTCTGTATAGGGTGTTAGGTCACCAGGGCTTTTTTCCGTAGTCTTAAAGTCAATTACGACCCCAGTAAAGTCATGGCGTGGTTTGCAATACAAATCGCACTTACCACCATAGCCTTCTTGGTTTACTAGGGACTGCTCTGGAATCCATAGCTGAGTGCCAAAATGGGCTGTTATAGCGTCATCTACTACACGGACATACGCTGGCATCTCTGGTAGGTATTCTTGGGCATAGAAGCTCTCTAGGAAATCATGTATAAGAGTTCCTCTAGTCATGGCTTCTTGGGATTTTTGCTTTGCTATTTCTAAAACTCTAGCAACATAATCTTTTTCTTCTTCTTGAAAACCCCTAGGATTTTCTGAAGCAGCTTTTATGGCTTCAGATTGTAACCAAGAATTAAGGCCGTCTTTGGAAAGCTGGCTATTAATGGTAGACACCGAAGGCACTAGCGTACCTGGCGCTGCTTTGGCATCACGCAAGGTTACTGACCTTTCCTTGCCATTTTTACCTGTAGTTGTATAGCGTGGTGCGCCTGTAATGGCACAGTACCAATGCTGACTCATGTTTTTCCCCTTTGTAATGCGTTTTAATTACATTTTAAAAATGGTGGCAATTTTTCGCCAGTTTTTACTTCTAAACGCCAATCATACAATTTATCACAATGATTAATTAATTTTGTTCTGGGCGATTCTTTAATTGCCAAAAAATCTTCAACAGCTTGGCAATAACCTTGATGATAACCACGCCTGTAATGTTGTTCTTTATTAATAACTTCTTTTGGGTCTACATTTTCATTTCCCGTAACCCATTTAATCATGTAATCTTGTTCAATCATAAAACCCCCAATTATTTAAGTAATTCTAAAATTGCATCTCTATCTGTTGCAGAAATACAACAGTCTGCACATACTTGAATCACATCTTTGAGTATTAACTCCAAATCTAAAGGCTCAAAAGAAATTAACCGCCTTTCTTCATCAACCCCATAGGCTTCCATAGTAATAATGGCTTTTTCGCCAATAACATCTTTGATGTGACTCAGCATGGCTATTCCTTAAAATGGAAGGTCAGAATCTTCAATGGTATGGCGCTGGATTTCATCGCTACCACTAGCTTTAAATCCTACCGGTGCTTTTTCTTTGCCAATAGATACGCTAAAAAACTTGCCTTTTTTGCCTTCTTTAACCCACGCAGATAAGTAACATTCACGGTTATTAACCATGATAGTGCCTGTATAGTCTGGGTGATTTTCGGTTGTTTTGCGGTCATTTTTAAATAGTGAGCCACTACCTTCTTTTGGAATATAAGCCATGATTAAATCTCTCTCGCTTTTACTACTGGTTTAGGTGACGAAGCGGCATTACCATCATCGTCTGCTTGTACTACTCCTACTACTGCTGCTAATGCGTATCTACGCATATAGGTAAGTGCTGACCCAGCGCCTTGTGCATCAGGCTTTGTTACCGGTACAGACATTTCTTTACTTATCCATTCGCCTGATTTATGGGAAATAATGGTTTCTAAGTGCATAGCCCCATCGAAATAGTCCCCAGGGAATTGCATAATCGCCAACCCATTTTCAGAAAGAAGGCTACGACAAGCATCCCAAACAGACTCAAGGTCAGCATACTTAGACTTAAAGAAAGGATTAGCAGAGTCTTTAACCGCATGGGACATTTTTCCTTGTACGATTGATAAAGCTAATGTTAGGTTGGAAATAGATTCAGATTGATTCATTTTTGCCCCCTAATTGATGAAAAAGATTCAAGAGGATTTCCAAAAATTGCGCCAAAGTCATCAAACAACTCTTTAAGCACTACATTGTGTTTTGGTTTACCACAGGCTTGACGAATACAGTCAACTTGTTCTTGGTTTAATTCGCCACCGAATTCCATGTCATCAAGTGCTTCTTCTAAAAATTCTTCATGCTCAAACATTAATTGGTTTAATTCAGACATTTAAGTTTCCCCTTAAATACATAGCGAAATTGCTATACTTATAACTATATCACACAATTCGGATTTGCAAAGTCTTTTTGTAAACTTATGCAAATAAACAACAAATGAGTTAAACTGTGCAATATGGAAAAATTAAAATTAACCGACTCTGCTATAATTGACCTATTGGGCGGCACAGCAAAAGTGGCAAAAATGTGTAAATGTGACCAAGCAACTGTTTCAACTTGGCGCAAAAGAGGCATAGCTCATGGGCCATTGTTGTTTTTAGCCGCCAGAATAGAAAAAGAATCACATGGGCTTGTAACTCGTAAGGACTTGTTTCCAAACAACTTCTGGTTAATCTGGCCTGAGATGTTGGAAAAACCCAACAGTTTTGGCTTGCAACAAGAGGCAGATGAGGAGTAGTATCATCCTCCGCACTCCAGGCGTACTAAGCACCTAAATCGGTGGCGTGGAAGAAAAGATAGGCGAGTGATGCACCCCACTTCAGCCTAGTAGCGTTAAATGGCGACTACACAAGATTTTAGGGACAAGGTGATACAAGACCTTTAATCGAATGACCATTAACTCAGGTAGGACTGGTTAGTAACATATAAGTTACTAATGGGTCAGTTGATAGTTTCCTATCACCCTTGGTCAACCTATGTTGTAAATATACAACTAAGGGTTTGTCATAGGTGACAGTAGCTAAAAATAATAAGAAACTAAATTCCTAGACACAAATTACTTTGTCTAGTAACTAAAGGGGATTTAAATGAAAGATGCTATTGGAGTTGCAATTCTTGGTATTATTTTAGGTTGTATGTTTGGTTATGGGTCAGCCCACGCACAAACTTATCAGATGACAAACCCACAAGGTTACAGTCAAGGTACAGTACAGATTCAAGGTAATACAGCACAGTTTGTAAATCCTATGGGTTACACCACTCAGACTGCTACTATCTATCCTAATCAGATTGTATTTACAAGCCCAAGTGGTTATACAACTGGCGTAGTAGGTACACCGCAATATACAACACCATCTAGTCCATCTACACCTACAAGCCCACGCACCCTACAATAGGAGAGGAGAATGTTTGATGAATTCTGGTCTATTTATCCACGCAAAGTTAATAAAGCAGTTGCACGAAAGTCCTGGCAACGACTTACAGAAGCACAGCAACTTATGGCTGCAAAAGCTATTAGCGTACATTGCGACTACTGGAAAGCAAAAGAAACTGAGTTAGAATTTATACCCCATGCAAGCACTTGGCTTAATGGCGAAAGATTTGAAGATGAAATAGTAATAGAACCCAAGAAAGAAAAAATTGACAAAAAGTGGATGTTTTCTAACGAAGGTATTGAATCTAAAGCTAAAGAGTTGGGAGTTTTGGGTACTGGTTATGACTCTTACGATAGTCTCAAACGCAAATGTATGAGGAAGCTAAACATCGCTGTGGCGTAAGACAGTTATGCAAATGGCGTAAAGAATGGGGTCTGCAAAAGTTTAGACTTTATCTTACTAAATATAAACTTGACGATAAGCTACTTCAAGATTTTTATACGCAGTACGAAAAAGGCAACAAAGGGGAAAAGGGAAAATGGCTTTAGATAAATTATTAATTGCAATGACAGGTGTTTCTTATTGCATAGTGGCAGTTATTCAGCTTAAAAAAGGGTCTATACCAAACGCAATGATTTGGGCTGGTTATAGTTTTAGCCAAATTGGACTTTGGATGGCACTAAAGTGAATTACTTATCAGTTTGTAGTGGCATTGAAGCTGCTACAGTTGCTTGGCATGAAATGGGATGGAATCCAATAGCGTTTAGTGAAATTGAGAAGTTTCCATCACAAGTATTAGCACATCATTATCCTAATGTGCCTAATNTAGGGGATATGACAAAATATAAAGAATGGGAATTAAGTGAACCAATTGATATTTTGGTCGGAGGAACTCCCTGCCAATCATTTAGCGTTGCAGGCCTGCGTAAAGGACTTGACGACCCAAGAGGCAACCTCGCTCTTA